TTGAAGGCTTATGCGGTCAGCAAAAAGTACGCTTTCAAAAGCTAAAATTTCTCCTATTGCAGTTAAAATCGCGGCTTGAACAGATGATTGACGATATTGAGGCAACATAGTTACTGACAAGTTAATATCTATTGGCACATAAGAAGGTGGGGCTAAAGTTACAGAGGTATTAGCTGGAGCCTTTCCTTGAAGGTAAGTGCCTACATTTGTAGCTAAAGTATTAAAAATTGAGGTAGGAGTTATGTTATCTGCCTCAACTCCTCGGTCACCAAATGGCGCAAAGTAAACAATGATGCTGGCATACGTTTCAGAGGTAGCAATTGATTTTGCAATGCCCGAGACTTGCAGGGTTAAAGCCGCGTAATCTGAAATAGATACAGCTCTATTTAAAGACTTAATACTTGATGGAGCATTAATCTTTATAGAGTCTGTGCTTTCAGCGTCTTCTCCGCCAGCAGCTGCGTTTTGATTAGTTACAGTTAGCCCAGCAGTATAGTTAGTTAAGATATCGGTGATAGAGCCCGCAGGAACGTTTCCAATTGCGCCTCCACCAATTCTATACTCAGCAGAAATAGACTTATTTAAAGGAGGAATTTTTCCGCCAATATTGTCGCCAAATTGAATAAAAGTTATCTGGTCGGCATCTGTAAACACAGAAAAAGCTGGAGTTGTTCCAGGAACGTCAATTAAATACAAAGCTTTGTCATAAACAATAGAGTCTACAGTTACAACAATGCTGTCTTCAAGCACTGGGGATTGCGCTAATTGATAAACTTGGTTTGGTTGACCAGTGCTTTGAGCTTGTACAACTTCAATAGGGTCAGTTGTATACCCTTGAGTTGCCACAACGTTTACTGTTCCAGCTACAGAGCTAGCTAACGGAGGAACTGTAACGCTAGAATTTGTTTCAAAGATAATCTGGCTTTCATCACTAGTAACCGTTGTGCTGGTAGCTACCTGTGTTCCAGCTGGGACTACAATTGCGCTACCAGTTGAGTTACTAAAAGTAAGAGTCACTAACGCGGGGCTACTTTGAGTAGGTTGGTAATCAAGCAGAGCGGCATGGCGCAAAATACTTGACCTTTTGCTTGCAGTTGATATAAACGCCTCGTTTGCAGCACGGTCAATGTAATACGACTGGTTATCGCCCATAGAAGCAAACATTTGAAGAAGAGCAATCCCAAAATCGGCAGGGTCTCTATTTGTCCACTGCGGGGCAAAAAGCGGAATTAACGCCAGCATGTCGTCACGTATAGACAGGTAGTCTCTAGACGTGTAATCAACTTGCGGTACGTAGTTTAAGTCAGCCATTTACTACCTCTTTAATAATATCTCCAAAACGAGTAAATAACGCGGTTCGGAGAGTAACTGCATTGGGAGTTCCAGTAGGGTCATTATAGTAAATTTCTAGTACTAATTGACTGGTATCTGGGTCTAATTCACCAGTTATATTTAAAAATACTAGGTCTGGGAGCCACTTTGCAAAAGCCTCTATAACAGAGCTTCTGCACATCTCTACGGCATCAAACTGATTTTCAAAAGCTGAGGAAGGAACATGGGTGCCAAAAGTAGGCAACATGATTCGTTCTCCAATTTGAGTTAAGCAAAGCAAGATTATTCTGTCTTTCCAGATTTTTGCTGGGTCAGCGGTAGTGTCCAAAGACCCTACGTCAGTAAATTTAAAAGGCCAAGAAATAGCGCGGTCTGCCATTACATTACTCCTATCCACACTGGAAAATTAGGGTCTCCACCTATAAACATTACCCAAACTGTTCTGTCAAGTCCCGGTATAAGAGTACTAGGAGATGCCGATACGGGCATACAAGGAAAAGCCCAATTAGAGACCGCGTTTCCATAGACCTGAGGAACTTGAAGTTTAAGTCTGTATTTATTTTCAGGGTCTACATTGTCTACGCATTTTCCTGGGTAAATGCCAAAAAACTTACGGTCATAATCGTTAGAGGACACCGGCACCCCTTAATTTATTATAAACAGCCTCGGTATTTGCGGTTTTCTTTACAACGCTTTTAAGGTCTCTTTTTCCTGCATTAGCCCAAAAGGCAATAGTTTTTTCTGTTGTATTTAACGGAGTTTTATTTTTTGTTTGGTTTGGGGAGTAAGACGCGGATGGCAAAACTCCCTTTTGTATAGTTTTTAAGATTGTTCTTTGTTTAATATTTGTTTGAGATTTACCGGGGGTAATTGTTCTTTTATCTGGAGAAGGTTTTACATCTAAAGATGTTCCATCGCTCCATATATTAGCTTTACCTAATGAGTCAAGGCCAACAACAAGTTTTGTTGTATATACAAGGTTATTGACAAGGTGTTCTGTCTCTAAAATTGTCCAATATCCAGAGTAGTCTGAGCCAAGCCCTTCTAAATAGATAGGCAATTCTGGTCGCAAAGAGGCGTTTCCCAAAACCTCTACGGAGGCTCTGTAGGGGTACCGTGTTAATAAATCAGCAGACTCAGCTTCGTAAACAGCAGAGGAAAAATCTGTGGCTACGGTTGTAGACTCAAACCTGTCAAAAAACTCATCTTGTTTATTTTTTCGAACAGTTGTATCTCGTTTTTGTTTTGTTACAGCAAACGCAGACTCTCCATTTACTATGTCTATTCCAGAAACTGCAGTAGCAGATTTAGAACCTTCTTCAAAGCTTAACGTTTCGCCTACAATTGGGTTAAAAGAATAAATAGTACTTCCAGAAGGGTTATTTGCGTCATTCATATAAAACGTTTGAGCTTCAGCTTTGTAAGCAGTAAAATCTTCGGTCAAAGGCTGAAAGTAAAGTTCAGTGTTTTCTGCTCTTAAAGAGTAGCCACATTGCTTGGCTAGTTTAACCAAAAGTTGCCAATCACTCTGACCAGACTGAGCAATTTGTGGAAATACTCTTGGATGTCTAACAACTCCGTATGAAAAGTTATGTTCTATAGCAAATTTAATTGCTAAGTCTGAGGCTGTAATATCTCGGTACACCTCTTGCCTAGCTTGTTTAAAAACGTAGGAAGCACCTATAACAACAACAGTTATGTTGTCAGAACCAGGGGTTTTTTTAGGTTCAATATGATGAACATACCCATAAAAGTTTTTATTATTTTTTGGGTCTTTTATTTGAATATCTACTGGGACGCCTGGTTTTACTGCATCAAATGATGTGTCCCACTCGTTAAAAGTTAGGTAACATAGCTCATGTTGGTATTTAGCTTGCAAAAGTCTAAAAGAGCTTAACCTAAAGGGAGCACTCTCAATACCATTAAAGTTAACAGATATAAATTTAAGCACGTTTAGGAACCCTAATAGTTCTTCCGGCAGGAATATTTAAAGAGTCTTCAATTTCAGGGTTTGCTTCAGCAATAATCCACCAAGAGTGAGGACTGCTGTAAAAATCTTGTGAAACTTTTTCTAGCCTATCCCCGTCTCGCCAAACGTAGTCTGACCAAGTTAAAGTGCCCAAAGTAGCAAACACGTAGTCAACAACTGGAGTTAAATCTCCGTTTTCTACAATAGATAAGTAAGTAATCTCTGAGTCGTTATACCTAGAAGTTTTATAAATAGACATTATTGACCCGCTTCCGCAAGGCCTACAGATGCAAGCAAGTTTGCTTGAATAGACACATCACTGCGAATTGGCTTCATATCTTGTGTAAACGCAAGGTGGTTTACTGAAAGTCCGTTTATATACCCAAGATAGTTAACTGGTCCTATTTCAAACTTTACTAAAGTTGCAGATAAAAAACCAATATCCGAAGTAACACGGCCAAGAGAGTTTTTCCAGCCGCCCTTCATATAGTTAGCGTTTGGTCCATTAATTGTTTGATATAAAAACTCAATATCAGCTAATGTTCCCATTTCGTATACTTCAGCAATTTGTTTTGCTATTAAATCATCTGTAGCTAAACCAAGTTTATGGCCTTTGTAAAACTTACCAAAATTGACTCCCCATTGTTTTTCTCTGTCTCCGCCAACTTTACTAGTTGGGTCTTTTTCTCTAGTACCTTTGTGAGCAAAACACGCAAAGTCATTAGTTCTATCTATTCTAATAGTTAATGAAATAGTCTCTGTTCCAGGAAACGCGCCTGCAACACCAACAAATCGGTCTTGCATAGACGGGGTTACATCTGAATTTAAGATTACCTGAGTAGAAAAACTCTCAGGGTTCCATAAAAATTGAAAACCAATCTGACGAGCCTTACCGCCCACTACACCCGCTGACCCACCAGAACTAGTGGCGTATTGAAGGTCTTGAGCGCTAGCGTGCCAAGTAATTCTTCCTCGTCGTAGCTTTCCTTTTACGGATGCTGCGTTGTTTGGGTTTGTTCCAACAACGTTTGCTTTTGTAGCGCCTTTTGTCGGGTTACTTTTTCTAAAGGTTCTATTGTCTACCGTTTTAGGGGCAAGTGGAAGGCTCCAAGAGTGCGGAGATAAATTAAACAAATATTCATTAGGAGGCGCTTGCTGAGTAAACGTGTCCTTTTCAGCAAGTACTAACTTATCTGTAACTGTAGTAGGTGGAGTTCCTGCGGCGACCAAAACAGCAGAAGCTAGTGCAGGAGGAAGTTTAGCTACGTTTGGAGCCGCCATTTTTGCCGTAAAATAGTTAAGACCAAAAAGATTTATTGCCGCTTCGCCTTGAGTTACGGCTTTTCCTACGCCTAACTTTGGGTCAATTACTGCTGGTTTTGGCTTAATTACACCAGTTCCCGAGGTAGGAAAAAACAACAATTTGTTTGAGGTAGGAGGAACAGAGATGCCTGTTGCGCCAGCTTTTGCTGCTTGCGTTACTTTATTTGTAGGTAAAAGGGTTGGAAAAACTACTCCGTTAGCGGGCTGTTGAGCCATTAGTGGTTTGCTACCTTTCTAATAAGAGCATCGTAATCAAGCGTCTTTTTAATCTCTTGAGCCAATTTACGCTCATCCATGTTATTAGCGCCATTTATTTTAACGGTTACTCCACCAT